AACGAACCTCCGGTTGGAGGGTTGGAGCATGGGGTCGATTCATTTCGCACCTCACGTTGATCGCATCATTTCTGCTGCGAAACGAAAAATTGCAAAAATCCTCGGACCGGTTCCGTCGTTTTCAGAAATGGACTTCCGCTTCGGACCAGGCGCGACGTTTGGTGTGCGCGGTGAAACTTCACCGTACAACAAGGTTACTGCTGACCTTGAGTGCACTGACGCTATGGTTGACTCGCTCCAAGAGTTTCTCGAGGAGTTCCCGGGGTGGATAATGCCCGGGCTGCATGACGTTACTGTCTTGCCAGGTAGTCAACTATCCTTTGTCGCCAAAGATGCGACCACAGACCGACCTATATGTATCGAGCCGCTTTTAAACGGCTTAATGCAGAAAGGGATCGGTACGTGGATGCGAAACTGTCTTAAACGCGTGGGGATTGATCTTGATGATCAAACCGTCAACCAAAAGTTGGCCGCCTTAGCTGAGAAGCTAAAGCTCGCGACCGTGGACTTTGCGTCCGCGAGTGACACTATCGCATATCGGGTGGTTCTAGAACTTCTTCCCATTGACTGGGTAATGTTTCTAGATCGTTGCCGCTCATCCAGTTTCTGGGATGGGCAAACATGGGTGAACTTTCACAAGTTCTCCTCCATGGGCAACGCATACACGTTCGAACTGGAAACCTTGATCTTCTACGCAGTGGCGAAAGCTTGCTGCGATGAGATCGGAATCAGAACGACAGTCCGTGAGGACATAAGTGTGTATGGGGATGATGTTATCATCCCGTCCGACGCATATCACCTTTTCCAAGAGGTGAGCGAGGTGCTCGGCTTCACGATTAACGATAAGAAGTCCTTCAAAGAAGGGGTCTTCTACGAGAGTTGTGGGCACGATTACTTCGCAGGCGAGTTTGTACGACCTTTCTTGTGGAAACGAGAGCTGAATACGCTCACGTCTGCCTTCTATGCGGCAAACACGATCAGACGGATTGGGAAGCTTCGTAACACCCTCCGTGAAAAGGAGGGGTGCGACTTGGCTCTTCGTCCTGTCTATAATCGGGCTGTCGCTGGGATACCTACCCGACTACGTCGGAAAGGTCCTGAAGGCTTTGGAGATGGTCACCTTATCAGTGACTTCGATGACGCGTGCCCACCGCTCGCAAGAGACGGTTGGTGCGGTTACGTCTTCGACTCCTTCCAAGAAAGCGCCCTCCTTTTCTCCCCTCCTGGGGGAAAATGTGAGTGGCCCGCAGCTTATGCACTTTACAGTGCAATGTCTGCGTCCCAGTCATGGGATCGTACCATGTCCGCCACTAGCGATGTCAGGGAACTTGCAATTTGGGCCTCACAGCTTAAGTTGCCAGAACCTATTCACGCCAGTGATGGATATTCAGTACGAGGTCGTACAAAGATAAAGAAGGTAAGCACGTTCTGTCCATCTGGACGATGGCTGAACATGGGTCCCTGGAGTTAACCCCTCCAGGCTTTCCCCTTCTTGGGTGGAGGCGCAACGTTTGCGCTGAAGGAGCATCGTAAGGTTACGCAGGTGATGGTAAAAACCAGATCCTGTACCCTTATTTTGTTCCAAGTGGAG